AATGCAGCCAGTCTGGTTGACTGGGAAAGCTAATATCCTACATTCGTAGGATGTCAGCGTAACCCGCCCCACTAAGAGGGCAGTCTTGGAGTCTAGCGCTAGGATCACTTCATACCCATGAAAGGGAATGCAATGACTAATAGCCTAGTTACTCACCTGTCAGGTTACGTCGAAGCGATATTTAAAGATATCGCTCCTACGTATGTTAAGGTCCGTGAAATGGAACGCGACAAGCGTCGCCTACTTCACGAGCTGCAGCAGAACGGTTTGCGAATCCTCGCAATCGATCTGCCGGCCCTTCTCAAACATCTTCAGAGATGTTTGGATGATGGTCTGTACACCCCTTCAGGGTTGACTTTGTCGTCAACTCGAAAAGGAGTAAAGGTCCCTGTTTTTATGCAGGATCTTTACTTACAGATCTTCACCTCCGAAGGGCTGCTCAGGGAAACGCCCTCTGTTAACGCTATAGCTGATTTAACTCAGCTGCTATCTGGCCTTAAGAAAGCCAGAGCGCAGTGTAAACAGAAGGTAATTGAAGATGAGGTCGAAACCTTCTCCTCAATTGAGGAAGAACTCTATCGTCCAACCCTTAGCTGGGATGGCGATGACTTACATGAGCATCATGATCTTCACGATCCTAATGTTCGTGACTCTGTTAGCTTTCTTAAGCTCACCAGAGATGTCGAAGGAGGTCTTCTGCGTCAACTCGAGCAACCAGGTAACTGGTTACTTAGAGAAGATGCAACGGTTCTGCAGCAAGTCTGCGACAGAATCGCCTCGTCTCTCGGGGACTTCCATCTGGAAGAACCTCGAGAGCTCCCTAAGCACGGCAATGGTCGAGTCTCGAACCACCCAAAAGAAGTGTCGAAATATCACTTCAATGAGTGGCCAGAAAAACTCGACCGCACCTTTCCTCACGATCTATACGCCAGAACCGATTTCGGATTTGGCGAGGATCTTGAGCGAGATAGGGAGGACGTGTCCGGAAAACCCGAACACCCCTCAAAGCTCATCGCAGTACCCAAAACGTTGGGAGGGCCGAGGCTCATTGCCTCTGAACCCAACCAGCATCAATGGATACAGCAACTGATCAGAAATCAGTTGGAAGCGAGAGTTCCGAGAACCCCATTAAGGTTCTGTATCTCCTTTGGAGACCAGAATCCCAACAAGGAACTCGCACTCACCTCTTCAAAAGATGGACGGTATGCTACCGTCGATCTGAAGAGTGCTTCTGATAGGCTTAGTGCGTGGACTATAGAACGTGCTTTCCGAT